TGACGAACTTATCAACGACCCTAAAAAAACATTCATAAATCTTGCAAAAAAAATGATGATACAAAACCACAATTTTGACAAAATTGATTATTCGTTAGCCAATAAAAACGAAACCGTTTTTGAACGACGAAACGAAGTATTTGTTCTTAGAAATGAAATTGAAAAATGTTCTTATTTTGCCGATGCACTAGATGTTTACAATAATGCGCAATTTAACTAGGTGGCTGATCCCACTACCAGCGATTCTGTTTGCGTTCTGGCCGACCACGGTTCGAGCCGAAGCACAGCCAGGGTTGAACACGACCTACTACACGATTGACGAGATCCCGCCAGTCCAGTCGACTGACGAATATCCTGTCTGCGGGTCGGAGATAGAGAACAACATCAACCGCAACTACGACTACGAACTATTTGAGGACTGCACCTACGACCTGTTCATGGTTCACATGACCGGCTACATCACTATTCCTGAACATCAAACCATCGAGTTCATGATCGCCTCGGATGACGGTGGCGAGATAACTATCGACGGCAACACGTTCGGTGTGTGGCAGGATCAGGGTTGTACTTGGACTATGTCAGGTCCGCTACAACTGGACGCCGAAAGTGTGCCACTCGAATTGTTTATGTACGACAACGGCGGCAACGCCTGTCTGATGCTTGCGTGGAAGATAGATGACGGCGACTGGTCGATCGTGCCGGACGAAGCGTTCACAACTCAGGCTGCTGTCACCTCGACAACAATGCCATCAACCACATCAAGTACACCAACCACATCAACGACAGTTGAAGAAACCACGACCACGACATCAACTTCTGCTTCGACAACTTCGACATCTACAACAATCCTTCCCAACACCACGACCACAACTCAGTTAGACACAACCACATCAACGACAAGTACCACGACACCGCCGACCACAACAACTGCACCAGCTCCGTCAACAACGCAAGCACCATACACTCCTCCTCAAACTACGACGACTAGCGAACCAGTCGTCGTAACAGTTCCTGATACAACGACCACAACTTCCTTGCCTGAACCCGAACCCACAACATCCACCACGATTCTCGAAACATCTACAACCGATCCTTCCTTACCTCGTCCCAATACAACTGATCTGACTTCTTCTGTTCCGCCTCTAACTCTGCCCGACGAAACAAGTGTGCCAACATCAGAGCCGACGCAAGAAACAGATATCCCACAAACGACAACACCAACAACAGAGATCTCATCAACCACCACGCTACTTGACATCGAGCCTGAACAACCGATCACCGACGAGAAGGTCGCCGAGGTGCTGGATGAGTTGAAGGATGCGTCACCGGCACAAGTGGTCGCAGTCATCGAGCAGATCTTGACAACCGCACTATCTTCCGATCAGGCGGTCAGCATCGCATCGAGTCCTGAAGTATTGGCTGCAATCACCCAAGACCAAGCCGAACAGATATTCGAAGAACTAGTCGTAGAAGAAATCACAGTCGAGCAAGCCGACGAACTTGTCGCAGTCTTGAACGAAGCACCAACGAAAGTCAAGAAAGCATTCCAAGACACAATCAATGTGTTCGCAGGCGTCTTCGACTCGTTCCAGATGGTCGGCCAGACCATACCTGTTGGCGAGCGTAGAACTTTGGTCGCCGTATCAAATACACTTGTTGCGGTAGGAGCAAGCCTGCGCAGAAGAGAAAATTAGAATGTTCGCCAAATTACGCAAAGAGATATTCGCCTTAGGGTTTACCCTCGGCGCGTCCGCGATCACCATCATGACCCTGTCTGGAAGCCTGCAAACATGGGCATTGATATTCACGTTCATGTCCCTCGCACTACACTTGGCAGGAGTATTAACCGACAAAGGAGAAGAAAATGGAACAGAGCATGAACATTAAACAGAACGCAACAGTCGCCAAGTTTCTTGACCTCGGACAAAGACTCATCTCACTGTTCCTCGCCAACGCACTACCAGCAATCACCACAGGTGCCGTCATCGGCATCTCGGTTGGTAAGGCTGCGATCATGGCTGGTGCGATGGCTGTCATCAAAGTTGTGTCCGCACTCGCCGAAGCATCCGTCGATGGTGAACTGTCAGCCGAAGAAATCAAAGAAGCATTCTCAGGCACGAAGAAAAAGAAATGAACGCAAAGAACTGGCCGATAGTCAAGGTCACTTTGCCGGCGGATCTCAAAGGCGTGAAGCCTGGCGAGGTACCTGCGCATCTGTTGCGTGATGTTCAACCTGAAGGCAAACTTCATTGGCGGGCAGCCGACGCATATCATGCGATGCGCGACAAAGCATTCGCCGACGGAATCAAACCATTCAAACCAACCTCGGCAGGCGACACCTACCGATCACTCGCAATGCAAACCACAGTGTTCCTTCAGCGATACCAGAAGCAACCGATCGCTGGTGCGCAAACCCGCACTTGGGAAGGTGTGAAGTGGTACAAGAAGTCACCGACATTGGCTTCACTCGCTGCACCTGGCACATCTCAACACAACCTCGGCATCGCCGTAGATATCTGGTCAGCGTCTGGTAAACGCTTCGAATGGATGCTCGCCAACGCACTTGACTTCGGCTTCTCATGGGAAGTCGTACCAGAAGAACCATGGCATCTTCGATACACCGCAGGCGATAACGTGCCACCAGCCGTACAAGCATGGCTTGACCGCAAGAAGGCCGTGTGACATGGATGCCGGACTTGCAGCCGTCTTCGCAGCAGTAGTCGCAGCACTCGGCGGAATCATCGTCGCCATCATCCAAATGAAGAACCTCGCCACAGAGAACCGAAATGATCACGCCATCGTTCAAAAGCGACTAGACAACCTCATCGACATGGTCGCGAAACAAGGCGCAAAACTTACCAGTCATCTCGACTGGCATGTAACCAAGGAGCCAAGCAAAGACCTCAAGGTCAAGCAGGTTGCGACACGCAAGAAGAAGTGACCGCCGTACTCGTCACCTGGCATGATGCGCACAGCGGATCCGAATCATGGGTCAACATCAAAGACCTAGACCTTGACCCAGCAGTCGTCCAAACAGTCGGCTTCCTGCTCGCTGGCGGTAAACCTGACCACGTCACCATCTACCAGTCACGCAACGAAGACAACATTGACCACGTTCTACACATACCCGTGAAGATGGTTGTCAGTATAAAAGTTTTGATGGATCTAGAAATTAATTCTCAAGACCGTTAAAACTAGCGAAAATCGGGTGCTGTCGGCTAAGGTTGGTAGGTGCGCTCCCCACTAGGGTTGATGTAGCACCGCAACCAGTCACCTCCTTCTGGTTGCGTTATTGACCTGCACATATCGAAAGGACCACGATGCGCATACTCTCCGCAATCATGGCAACACTCGCCACACTAACCATGAGCCTCGGCATAGCACAGGCAGCCTCCGCACCAGCCCACACCAGCGACGCTATAAACGCATTACAGCCACTCTGGCAACCACCAATGGCTGACAGGCTCGACCCAATCCAACCCATCAGATTTCGCCACGGAGATGTGTCCTGGCTACCGTCGCTCGCCAAGCAGGCAGGCTGGCCCGATCACACCATCGGCAAACTGACGGAGCTGGTCTTACGCGAATCAGGCGGATGCCCAAACAGGCGTGGCGGAGACATGGTCGACAAGAACTGCAACATCACAGGCGTGTCCGAATGGAACCACCGATCCGACACAGGCTTGTTGCAGATCAACGGACTGAACTATGACACGTCTCGGAACAAGTGGGCTGCGGTCTGCCGACAGATGAACATCTGCACCCAAGAACCACTACTCGACCCGCTCACCAATCTAAAGGCTGGGCTGGTGCTGTACCGGATCTCAGGTTTCGAGCCGTGGAATCCTTGTAATTGGCGGGTTTGCAAAGCATCCACCACATCTGTGCCGTAATGTCCTATAACTGATACAGGCGAGTTACTAAACCAAGGAGGAAAAATGAAACCGCAAGAAAAAATTATGTTCACACTGGCGTTCATAATCGTGGGATGGATGATGTTGTTATTCATGCCAAGGTTGCCGCAAGAAAGTCCGGCGAATGGTGTAGAGATATTCATCTACGCAGTTGTCAACTTCTATGCAATGTTCCATGTTCGTCGCTGGACTAAAGAAATCAAATAATGGCCGACTACGGAATCGTTGACGTCTGGTCGGAGTCGAAGAATGTATTCGAATTGCTCCGACCAGAATGGCAACAATATGGAACTTGTCGTGGCGAAGGCACCGACATCTTCTTCCATGAAAGATATTTGCATGCGGTGCGTGAAGCGAAGAAACTTTGCGACATCTGCGTGGTGCGCCAATCTTGTCTAGACTTTGCGATAGCGAACGATTGTGTCGGCGTGTGGGGCGGACTGACAACAGTTGAACGAAGGAACGAAACCCGACGACGAAGGAGAGCAGGAACTCATGTCAAATCCACAAAGAAGAAAAGGTACGCGCGCCGAATTGATGGTGGCGAAGTTCTTCCAAGACCACGGACATCCAAGAGCTGAACGATCTAGGTCCGGCTGGTCGGACGACCGCGGCGACATAGACGGCGTTGAAGATCTAACCGTAGAAGTCAAAGACCAACGCCGACACGACATCGGATGCTGGTTGAAAGAACTAGAAGTTGAGCAGAAGAACCGTGGCACGAATCACGGTGTTTGTGCCGTGAAGAAACAAGGCGCAGTCGAAGTGGACACTTGGTATGCGATCATGACGATGACCGAGTTTCTTAAACTTTGGAACGCCTACAAAAACATTCCCGACAATCCCGCATCAGCGAACACCGATCCGATATAGTCAATACCGACATCGATTCCCAAGAAAACAAGGAGCCTGCACATGCTTGAAGAAACACGACAAGAAGCACCGAAAGATCGGTGGGGTCGATACCTCGTCACAACACCTGACGGCAAACAACGCGGCTACACCCGTGTCACCACAATCGCCAAAGCACCAGACGACGAAGCCGCACTTAAATCGTGGGCGAACCGAATGGTCATCACAGGACTCATACAACGCTCCGACCTACTTGCGCAAGCATCCACAAAACTTGACGACAAAAACGCGCTCAACAAAATTGCTGAAGAAGCAATAACAGCAGGCGGCGGCAGTCACCGGGCGAACCTCGGCACAGCACTTCACTCACTAACCGAACTGATCGACTTAGGCAAGAAACCTGCAATTCTTCCAGGCTTGCAAGCCGACCTTGACGCCTATGTTTCAACCTTGCAAAAGTACGGTGTTCACATCATGCCGAACTACATCGAGTCGGTAGTCATCAACGATGAATCCGAATATGCCGGCACATTGGATCGCATCGTTGAAGTTGATGGCCGAATGTATATTGCCGACCTGAAAACTGGCACCGATCTGACCTACTCGTGGCGGGCTATCTCCATCCAGTTGGCTGCATACGCCGACGCGCAACACATCTACAACTATCAGACCGCGGAACGCACCAGCCTGCCAATGATTGAAAAAGACAAAGCAATCGTCTTCCATCTACCAGCAGGCGAAGGACGCTGCGACCTCTATTGGGTAGACCTGAATGCTGGTCGTGAAGGATTGAAACTTGCGCTCGATGTCCGCGCATGGCGTAAACGCAACGACCTACACGAACGATTCGAATCAGCCAAGATCATTCAACTAGAACCGAGCCTTGACAAACGCCGTGATTGGATGACAGCACGAATCAAACACCTACCAGAAAAAGCACAGAAGATGTTGCGTTCGCTCTGGCCTGTCGATGTGCCGAAACTCGGTGAAGCCGATAACGAGCAAATAGACCTACTCATCAAGATTGTTGGCTTACTCGAAGCCGAGAACGATGTCCAATTCTTTGAGACAGACCCAGCGTTGAAACTGACACGCAAGAAGGCAAAGAAATGATTGACACATTCGAAGGCCGAACATACGACACTGGCGTAGACCGAACCTGCGTACTACAACTCCAAACAGACTTCGACTCACTCCGTCCGCACCAGCGGGCAATGCTGAAGAAGATCGCGACCGAATGCAACGAATACGGTCACTCGATCTCACTAGATCAACTCAAATCGCATCGCAGATACCAGATAGGACGAGGTTTAGTTGACCTCATCATGTCCGGTAACTGTGACGAACTCCTGATCACGAGTCTCTGCCACTCGATTCAGGGTGTGTTATTCAAAACGGCAGGCGGTGCCGTAGGGCATCTTGACGCGGCGTGTGCAGAACAGTTTGCTGTCCTGTGTCGTGCAATTCGTTGGGATGAACAAGACATCGTGTGGAACATATCAACGGATTCCTTCGGATTCCCAAGCAAAGAAAATGAGGTAAGCAATGTCAGATGAACAAGATCTCCTAGCAGGAGGCGGACCCAAACTGCCAAGTTTGAAGTTCGAGAAGATTGGTGATGTCCACTCGGGCATCGTCACCGACGTCAAGAAATTGGAAGACCGTGATCCGGCAGGTGTCGCAAAGACATGGCCGAACGGTGATCCGCGTTTCGTGTATGTCATCACAATCAAAACAGAAAAAGAAGGCGACGCAAACATCTGGGCGCGTGGTGCGATGATCACCGCGATCCGTGAAGCAGCGAAGCAAGCATCAGTCACGGAATTGACCGGCAATAAAATCTCGGTCAAATACTCGGCAGATGGTGAAAAGAAGGCAGGGTTCAACGCACCGAAGCTGTTCGCGGCGAAGGTAGAAAAGGTTGCAACCGACGACCGTTGGTAGATAGGCAATAAGACCTGAACCTTACTTTGCGTGACTAGGGAGACGCAGAGTAAGGTTCTTGTTCCAACCAGCGGAGGTCAAGATGACTAAGAAAGATATACAAGACGCAATCGCGTTCCTTGAAAAACAATTCGTCGGTGTCGGTGAACAAGATCGACTCTTCGAAGTAATAGCAGCACTCAAACAAGAACTAGACAGAAGGAGCAAAAGATGACCGGCGATACATACGCAATGAGTCAAGAGATAATCGAGTTGCAAACCCGTGTCGCAGAACTCTCGGTCGCACTTGAACGTGTCACCGAACAGCGTGACAACGCGGTTGACGCAGCCGAATCACTACACCAAGAACTTGAAGCAACGAAGACCCATCTGCGTGAAGCACACGCGACAGTCAGCCGTCTGCGCGTTTATATCGCTCAAGGTGTTGAGTTGTGATCACGATCGGCATCGACACATACATCGTCTGCCAATTGTGCAACGGTGAAGTCCGATTGGACGCTAAGAAAATATCAGGCTGTTTATGTGATCCAGATAGTTCGACGTGGATCGGTATAGAACCAAACGGTCGAGTGTTGGCATTCAGTCAAGCGAAATACGAAATCGTTAAGGAGAAACAATGAAAACTGAATCAGTCGGAGCAGACATCCTGCTCGAAGCACACCAACTCGTCACAGGACCACGCAACAACGACTACGGCAACGTCGTAGACGACTACAGCAAAGTCATCCACATCTTCGAAGGACTAACCGGCATCCGAATGTCAATGTCGGACGCGCTCCTGTTCATGGTGTCGGTCAAGATGGCACGACTCCGCACCAACCTAGAAAAGAACCGACTACACCACGACACACTCGCCGATGCGATCGGCTACCTCGGACTACTCAACCAGGCCTACAACGACCTGCCGTTCCCTCGGACCGTCGCGGAACGATAATGGAAGCTCGACTCTGTTCCTGCCTACCTGACCGCATCCTTCCACGCAAGCCTGTGTGCGGCGAGAAACTAGAGGACGACGATGAATGAGAGCGAAGACCCGATTGACGACCGCATCAAATACTTCATCGAGTCACAGGTAGATGCCGACAATGTTTGCACCGCTTATGTGCTGGTTGCGACGATCCAAAACTATGTGACGACCGAACAAAAATTTTTCACTATATGCCCGCCGGAGCAAGTGACAAGTACTACTGTGGGTCTTCTCGAGTCAGCTTCGGCTGCCGAGAAACTTCGAATAGCAAGACAGCTACTCGAAGACGATTAGGTCATAGGAGGCCTGCACATGAATAAGCAAGAAAAAGAACGACTGATAGCAATAAGCAACTCGCTTCAACAAGAACGTCAATGTTGCGACATGCTCGCTGACGCACTCATCCACGGCGGTATGGATCGTGTGTTTGATGCGTTGCGATTCCATGAAACATTGCGCAACGGTGTCAGATACCCAGGTGCGACACTTGGTAAACCGCAAGCGAAACGCGCACCACGCCGCCGAAATCCGAACCATCCAACCATGGGCTATTACATCGCTGGCAAAGATGCGGACTTCAAGTTCGACTTCAAACCATTCAACCAAGACGAAGAACAGGAGGACTGATGCCGATAACTGCACTATCTACACATCAACCAATTAACGCCTAAGGAGGCAACAATGAAACAGATATACATCAACACGATGTTCGGCACAACGCGCATCGACTACGACGAACGTGATGATCGTGACATCATCATCGTGGCAAGTCCAGGAACAAACATCGAAGCAGTCATCCTTGAACCGATCGAATCTTCGGGCATCAACCCAGAGTCAATCGTGACATTCAAGAACACCGAAAAGATTGACTTCGAACCAGTGTGGCAAGAAGAGAAACGCCGCATCCTGTTCAACGACTTGACAGAGAGCGAAGAATACATGCGCGACCTGATCGGCGACGACGCATACGAAAACTTCGAAATCCAATGACCACAAGACAGCAGGCGGTCAAATACTTCTGCTATCCGGCATCGGAACTATTGAAACTGTGGACACCTGGCACTTCGGCGAAACACATCGGCGAACTGTTGGGTGTCAACAGAACCGTCATCTCACGATGGCGAAACAACCCAACAAACTTCAACATATGGCAAGCAGACAAATATGCAGTCCGACTCGGACTACATCCCTCAGAGATATGGACGGACTGGTATGACAAGCAATGAACAACACTTCAAACGAGACGCATGGCTATCACAACGGCATCGCGGCTGGGGCTACAACACACCAGCAATGGACATCGACTTCCTCATGGTCGAATACGACAAGTGCGTACCGAAAGCACTCATCGACTACAAACACGAACACGCCGTTCTAGATCTGATCAATGTCGGCGCACGAACACTTGCGCAGCTCGGCAACATGGCAAAGATCCCAGCGTTCATCGTGCAGTACGGTCACTCGAATCAGGATGGTTGGTGGGGTGAAGTCGCCGAAGATAGCGAACCATGGTTCGTCATCTGGCCAATCAACGCACTCGCCACAGCATTCATGGAGAACAAAATTGAGAAAGTAGACGAGATCGGTTTCGTCACCTTCTTGTATGACCTGCGTGGTCGAGAAGTACCTGCCGACATAATCGGCAACATCCGCAAACAAACCAAGTGACCGCAGACAGTCTCACTAGACTGACCTGCACCTAAGGAGAATCATGTCCGTGTTAAACACTGCACTCGCGTACGCCAACAAAGGTGTGCGCGTCATACCAATCAAACAAGGCGAGAAACGACCACCAATGTCAGGTTGGCAGAACGCTGCCACAACCGACCCGACCACAATCCGACAATGGTTCGAAGGACAGTTCAAAGACTGCGGACTTGGCATCGCAACAGGTGAATGTCGCAACCGCTACCTGATAGTCGTAGACATCGATGATCGTGAACAGTACCGTGGCTCGGACACACTCGCTGACCTAGAACAGTTACACGGCAAACTACCCGACACACTCGAAGTCATCACAGGCTCCGGCGGAAGACACATCTACTTCTTAACAGACGCACCGATCCGTAACGAAGCGTCAGGCAAACTCGGACAAGGCATCGACATCCGTGGCATAGGCGGACAAGTCCTCGCACCACCAACAGTTCATCCGAACGGCAAAGAATACCAATGGGCAGAAGAACGCTCGATTGCCGACCAGAAACCAGCAGACATGCCACTGTGGATGGTGCTACTCCTCACAGCCAAAACCGAACCAACAACACCAACAACACCCAACACACCACCATCACTACTCCTCGAAGAAGACGGACCAGCATCCCGCTACTGCGCCGCAACCACATGGCCCGAACTACTAAGACAAGACGGCTGGACACTCGCCCACACCGACCAAACAGGCGAATCACATTGGGTGCGACCAGGAAAAGACATCCGCGAAGGCACCTCAGCCACCACAGGATGGCAAGGCAGAGACATCCTCAAAGTGTTCACCACAAGCATCACAGGCTTACCAGCAGGCACATACACACGCTTCGGCTACACCGCCGCCATGCACCACAACGGCGACCGATCAGCGTTCGCCAAGAAGCTCCTACAAGAAGGCAAAGCCCTAGTGCCAGTCGAGCAACCATCAAAGACCGACAACATACTCATCAACTGGACAGACTTCTGGAACCAATCATTCCCAGCCGAAGACTGGCTCATCGAACCCATCATCCCACGCAACCAACTCGTAGTCATCTTCGCACCAGGCGGAACAGGCAAATCGCTACTCGCGCTCTACATCGCAGCCGCACTAGCAACCGGCAAAGAGATATTCGCCGAACCTAAACCACCAACCAACGTCCTCTACATGGACTACGAAATGTCACAAGCCGTACTCTACGAACGACTCACCGCAATGGGCTACAACAAAGACACCGACCTCACACGACTCCACTACGCATCACTCCCACCAATCTCATCACTCGACAAACCAGAAGGAGCAAAACAAATCTGCGACCTAGCACGAGCCTGCCAAGCCGAACTCGTCATCATCGACACCTTCGCACGAGCAGTCGAAGGAGCAGAGAACGACGCCGACACCGTTCGCAACTTCTACCGCTGGACAGCCATCAACCTCAAACAAGAAGGCCGATCACTCATGCGCATAGACCACGCAGGCAAAGACCTCAAAAAAGGCGCACGAGGCACATCAGCCAAAAACGACGACGTCGACCTAGTCTGGCAAATGACCAAAGTAGACGGACGCCTAGTCATGATCCGACAGAAACACCGGCACACCTGGATACCCGAACGCATCAACCTCATCATCCACGACCAACACAAAATGTTCACACAAGACATCCAAGGCGGCGAACGACTAACCCAAGCCCTCAAGATGCTAGAAGAACTCAACATCGACCCAACCATCAGCCTCGACGCCATGTGGGCCGAAGTCAAAGAACGCGCCGAAACGATCTACCATGTAGTTCGCAAGACAGCCCGACAAGCCCACACCCAACGCCGAGAACAGATGAATGATCCACTCTTTGAACAGTTCTAAAACCCACGGCGTGACACGGCGTGAAACAGGTGCTTACGCCGTCACGCCGACCATGCACGGCGTGACCACGGCGTACGCCGTTTTCGCCGTAAAACCCTTATATTCATTGAGTCCGACCCACGGCGTGAAACACGGCGTGAAACACAATTTGTCACATACGCCGTCACGCGCCAAGTATTACTTGGCGTGACGGCGTGACCATGCCTGGCGCACACCTATGACCATCTCTAGACCATGTCTAACCTGCGGGAATCTCACCACCAACCCACGCCGATGCCCAGACTGCCAGACCACATACAACCGACTCCATCCCAAGCCTCACCGACCTCACTACTCAGGCAACTACCAAGCACGAGCCAAGGCAGTCCGCGACTCCGCTCAGTACTGTTGGATCTGTCTCGAAGGCGCACGAGCCGACGACCCGTGGACCGCTGACCACGTCATACCTGGCGACAAAGATTCGCCACTTCTTCCCGCGCATCGGTCGTGCAACTCGCGTCGCGGCGACGCAAAGTAGGCGGGTACACAGATGGAGGGTGGGTCAAAAGTTTGCGACCTGAGCGACGCATGACCCATGCCGTTGCCCGATTCTTGCAGGGTCGGTGGTGGGGTGACGGCTACCATTGGTGGCATGGCCACCAAATCAACTGGAGTCGGTCGCGGATCATCCGCAACTCCGATCGAGCGCAAGCGTCTCAAAGGTTCACGCATCCGCACAGGTTTGAAGGCTTCGCCTATGCCAGAGACTGCGCTCGCGCTAGTCGACATGTCGGTTGTGCCGGTCGCACCGAAAGGTTTGGGCAAAGTTGGCACCGAGTATTGGACGGTCTTGTGGACTGGTGGTCGGCGTCATCTGTCCGAGTTGCACGACGGTCCGTTGATGGGTCGGCTGTGTCGCAACTATCAAAAGATCTACGATCTGGAACTTTGGCTTGGCGACGATGTGACGACGCGCTGGTACACGTCGCCGAACGGGCAGATTGTGACTCATCCAGCGGTGAAGCAGATAGAACAGATGGACGCGCAATGTACGGCTTGGATGAGTTTGCTTGGGTTCACTCCGAGCGATCGTGCCAGGTTGGGTTTGGCGGAGATAAGGGTGGCAAATGAGCTTGACGCATATCGACAAAGGAACTCCAACTTGGTCGACGCCGAAGTTATACAGCAAGTCTGACGGTCACAAGGTCGTTGACTTTGCCCGCACGTTTTTGCATGTGAGCAAGGGTGTTCGTGCAAAGTCAACGAC